GGCGGTCAAGCACCGGGTGCAGGTAGGCGTTGCCCGTGAGTTCGAGGTACAGCACACGCAGGACGGTCTGCTCGAAGCCGTTCTGCCACGGGTTCGCCTTCGACAGCAAGTCGAGGACAGGATGGTTCTCGGTGACGATCTCGTAGTCGTCGCCGAACTCCGCTGCCTTCGTCAGCGCGTATCGCGATGGCAACTGGTCGAGCGATCCGGACAGGTACGCCTTCGTGCGGCGATCCGTCCTGCGTGTGTTCCACAGTTTCGTACCGGCGCTGCGGTTCCTGACGTACAGGCGCAACGGCTGCGAAGCGACCGCGTAGGCGTTCAGGTTCGCGGCGGCGTAGATCCATGAGTTGTAGTACCTGATGGCCGCGCCGTTCGAGAACGTCGGACGCGCCGCGTCTCCGCTGATGACCCGCGTGGAGGACTGCATCCACTTGCGCGCGTCGGTCACGGACTTTCTGAACAGACTCAGGAATCGCGACATCAGATGACCTTCATAATCAGGGGTTTCTTCTGCCGCCTCGCATGGACGGCAAGCGCCAGCGCGCACACGCCGTCGTCGTGACCCGTTGTCGCCTCGTAGGAGACGTTCCTCCCCGAGTATCGGTAGCCGAATGACTCAAGTTCAGCGCGAAGCCAGCCGTCCGGGTAGCGGATGTCGCGTCCCTGCACCGAGATTTGCAGCCCTTCCATCAGTTGTTGCTTGCTCTGCGAAGTGAACTTGAAGCCCTCGGCGCGGCGGCAGACCTTGCGTAGATCCTCCACGATCGGATCGCCGACGCCCGTCGAGTCGATCTGCGCGGGACGGTCGCCGATCATCTTCGCCAGCCTCTCGCGCGTGACCGACCACGGAGCCTGCCATCGGTCGAGGCGGCACACCGCGCCGTCCTTGTCGAGCGCAACGGCCACGGTGTAGTCTTGGCTCTTGGCGAGATCGACGCCCCAGCACTCGGGCGCGGCCTCGGACATCGCGCCGATGCAGGCGCGGATCGCGTCGAGTCCGAACGGGTTGCCGCCGTCCTCTGCCGGGACGCCCTCGTACTCCTGCGCGAACACCTCCGGCGGCAGCGAGCGCCGCGCGGCCTCGACTTCGTCGGAGTCGATGTGCGGGTTGTGGCGCGTTCCGATGCGGAATGCCCGCATCTCGCCAGTTGTGTCACCTTCCGCCTCGGTGAACAGGCGGTGGAAGTCTCCCGTCCCCTTCGGCGTCCCGAGGAAGAGCGCGGAACCCTTGCGGTCGGCGAGCGTCGGGCGGGCCGCTTCGCGCCACCACTTCAGAAGATTCGGGACGAAGCCCGCCTCGTCGCACACGATCAGGTCGTAGAAGCGCGACCGTCCCGCGTCGATGTCCTCGAGCGACCAGAAGTCGATGACGCCTCCGGTGACGAGTTCCATTCGCTTCTCGACCCGGTCGAGCCGCCTCGTCACGGGCGAAAGCGCAATCTCAATGTCGCGCATCGGGTCGGCAAGGTACTTGTACGTCGGAGCGAACCAGCCGACGCGACCGCGCTTGACCGCCTTCCGCATGGCCTTGACCTTGCCGTAGGTCGTCTTGCCCCATCGCCGTCCGATCTCAAGCACGGAGAACCGCGCGAGTTGCGAATCGACCTGCAACTGGCTCTGGTGCAGGATGTCGGTAAGCGGTCGGAGTTGGACTTTCAATCTGCGCTCGGCGGCTTCGGCGGCAGTTCTTCGATCGTCACGACCTCCTCGCGTACCGTCGTGTCGGCCTTGTCGCGCTGCTCGAGGTACTGCTTGCCCAGCCATATCAGCATCGGGATGCTGCCCTCTCGCGCCTTCATGTACTGCCAGCGGCGAAGGCTCGTCCGCAGATCGTCGCGCCCCTTGTCGAGTTCCTTCTGGAAGCGACGATGCAGGGTCGCGCGACCGCAGCCAAGCACGGTCCCGATCTCCTCGACGGAGCATCCGAGTTTGGCGAGTTCGAACACCTTGCGAGGGTCGATGTCAGACTTCGGCTTGCCTCTTGGCATTCAGGACGCCCTCCACCGTGACAGGCTGAACGGACGCGACCGCCGCGCGCGCGGCCTCCGCGTACTCCGGAGCGGCCCACCAGTCCTCGAACGGAGACGCGCTATCTCCGACCACGCAGCACACGTCAGCCGCGACCAGTTCGTAGCCCCACCCGAACATGATGCCGCGCATCGCGGCGCGGATCGACTCGTTGCCCCGGTAGAGGTCATGCTCGATCGTCGCGACCTTGAACCGCACGTCGCGCAGCGGCAGCGAGGCGAGGACTTTCAGCGTCAGGATCGGCGGCTCGAGGTCGAGCGACAGGTAGTCGATCCACCCGTCGCGCGCGAGGCGCGGCAGCACCTTGGCCCACTCGACGTCCAACGCATCGGAGAACACCATGTTGCGCGTCTCGCGACATCGTGCCAGTTCATGCGCCCACTGGCGGTCGCAGAGGAGGCCTTGCCATCCGCGCTCCCGCTCGAGGTAGGCGGTGTTCGATCCGTCGAACGGATGCCCCGCGCCGATGTCAACGAACACGCCGAACTCGCGCGGCAGCGCCGCCGCCACGAACTGATCCTGCCACGCCTGCGAGTTCCATGCCTCTGTATCCATGATGTCCTCCTCCGCGATCCTACTGGATCGACTCCAAGTCCGCGATGCGCGACCGAGTCTCCTCGATCAGCGCGTCGGTGTCGCGAACGGCCTGCTCCTCTCCGGCGTCCCACGCAAGACGCCGAGCGGTTTCAAGCCGCGCGAGTTTGTTCCTCGCAAGCGCGAGTCTTTCAGCGTTCGTCATGGCGTCCCCCTATCAGACAGGCACTTCTTCCCACATGATCGAGCCGATCCACGTGGCCGACGTCAGGGCCGCAGAGCCACCGAGCGCGACGTACGCACCGGGCGGGATGATGACCGAGCCTTCGAGATCGACCGGGCCACCGCTGACGAGCGCCGCGCCTGCGGCGGTCGCCCAGTAGTATGAGCCGAGCGCGATGACGTTCGACGCCGCGCTGCCCGAGGTCAGGGCCACGTTGCGGAAGCCCGTCGCGACAGATCCGCTCTGCTGCTGGGTCGCCATGCTCCACGGCGCGACCGTGGTCGCCTGCGTGATCGTCGCCGTGTTGCCGAAGTACAGGCCGAACGTGGCCGTACCGCCCGCCGACGCCGCGACGACGTTCGCGAACGAAGCCTTGAGGATGGCGAGATTGCGGCCCGAGCCGACCGGGTTGAACAGCGCCAGCATCGGCGTACCGGCAGCGCCGCCAGCGTAGGCGGTCACGGCTGCGGCAGTCGAGACTGACAGCAGGAACACGTTGCCGCGATAGTTCGTCTCGTAGTAGCGCCCGTGGAGTTCGCTGACGATGGTGTCGCCGAGTTGTCCGGCGCGTCCGTTGAGCAGCGCGTTGTTCGCGCCTGCGGCTGGTTGTCCGACGATGTTCTGTAGGAGCATGATATCACCTTAGATGAATGAGTAGTTCGCGCAGAGATTCGGAGCCGATCCGAAGTTGGTGTTGTCAAGCGCGCCAGCGCCAGCCGTGAATGCAAGAGCGATGCCGTTCGACATGAAAAGCCCGCCATCAGGCAGCGGAATGGCATAGGTTCCAACTGTCGCTGGTACAGCGAAAACCATAATGTCCGAACTGCTACCAAGAGTCAACCCGATGACGTTGTAGACGTGAAGGAACCCAGCGACCGTCGAGTTCTGCGAAACGGTCAGCATCGTAATCCTTGCTGCGCCTGACTTTGCCACGACACCAGCAGGGGTTGTCGCCGTCTGGCGGTGATTGGTCGCGGTCTGTCCATTCGACAGCGCGTTCGATCCGAGAACGACGCCGCCGTTCGTGGCGTCGAGCAACACGCGCCGCGTGCTCGTTCCGTCCCAACCTCCGCATGGAATCGGGTTGGCCGTTGGCGCTGATCCGACCGCTATGTTGCCGCCGACCGCCGCAATGCCAGCAACGCCAGCCGTGACGATGGTGGTCGCTCCGACCTGCGCGACGTTGACGCTCGAGTTGGCCGCGATGCTCGGCGAGTTCGCAGGAAAGAACGCTGGCTGGTTCTTCAGGACGAGATTCACGGCGGCGATTCCGCTCGTATACGCCGAGAACCGGACGCGGAAGAACCGACCCACGCACGGAAGAATCCAGTGACCGTTCGCGGTTGCCGACGTAACCGGAGTCGCGCCGCCGGTCACAGACCATCCGGCGCAGGCATTCCACGACGTGCCGTCGTTAGAAACCTCGAACGTCTGCGTTCCGGCCCACGTTCCTGCCAACTGCACCACGACGGAGTTGTAGCCCGTGGTATCAACGAGAACCAATGAGCCGACGCGGTCGAGGCTTCGGCTCACGATCTCCTGATCGCTCGGCACGACGTGGCCGCGCTCGTTGACGCGAAGGCCCATATGGTTTCCGCGCGGATCGACGCCGCCGACGCGCGTGAAGCCGTTCTTTTCCTCGATGTCGTCCACGATGACCTGAAGCACGTCCGACGCACTGTGCGTCGAGGTGTCGAAGTCGAGCGTCAGCGTGTTCGTGACCTCGTTGTAGCCCGCCGAACCCTTCGTAGTGCTGTTGAACTGGTAGACCACGACGCCACGGGTGACGTTCGTCAGCAGTTGGATCGTCTCGAACGCCGGGGCCGCGCCACGGAACGCGATGGTTCCGGCTCCTGCCGCTCCGGGCGTGAACACAAAGTCCGTTCTGTCGAGGATTCTCTTCATAGTGCCGCCGCGAATGCGATCGCGTCCTCCTCGCTGATTCCGCCGCCGGAAGGCGTCTGCCAAACTGCATTGGTCCCGTTGCTCGTCAGCACTTGCCCGACCGTTCCGATCGTTCCGGGGATTGAGTACGAGTTGATAAACACGGACGCGCCGAACAGATACACAGATCCACCGACGCTCTCAAGGGTAAGGTCGCCGACCGTCTCCTGAATCACACCCGGCGCAAAGTCGAGCGTCCCGACGCCGAGCGTGGCGTCGAACACGATCTTGCCGATGTTCAGCGCGCCGTCGGTGGATCGCACCGTGCCGATGTTCAGTTGACCGCCTACCGCGACCATGTCGAAGTAGATG